TGTTGCGGCCAGTGTTGATGTCGAAAAATCCTTGGTCTTTCCACCAGGCGATCGGAGAATATTTTTGCACCTGCGTCCATTCTTCCTTTGAAACCACCGGCTTCAATCCCTGCGCCAGGTATTTCGGATCAATCTCCGCAGCTGCTCTGAAATATGCCGTCGGCTGCTGAATTGCCGTTCTCAGGTTCCATCCAACTGCCGCCGACTTTGCATTTCTCAGTAAATTAGAGGTTAACTCTCGTTCGCCGCTGCCGACACCGTTCAGATCTTTCAAGAACGCATCTACCCAAGCGCCCATTTCCTTGCCGTAAACACGTTCCATCTGCTCCCGTAGATTTCCTTTTTCAACGTCATTGAAATTGTAATACTTTTGAAAATCTGACAGCGGCACCACGAAGGAATGATAGCTTCCCATCTGATCCGCCTGTCGGGTATATACATCAAAGATATCCTCGATAATCAAACCGTTCTTGGCGTGTTTGGTCGTATTCTTGGTAATTCCGAGATTCTTCAACGTCTGGATATCACGGCTGACGTCTGCATTCGTTTTTGCTATCTCGTTTTTATCGACCACGATCGGAAAATAATTCTGGGCATTAAACTTTTTATAGCCATACAAAGTCATGCTGACCTCATTGCCCCAGGCTGCCGTCTGATCTGTGAAGAAACTTACCACCCCGTCCGCAAGCGCCTTCTGTTTGGGTGTGAGAGTGTCTGTGATGGCTTTTACATCACTCGGAGTGACCGCTACCGGCACATTTGCCTCCACAACTTTAAAAAGTTTCTTACCTTTTACCGTGACCTCCCTCTCAACTCCCTGTGTGCGGATTCCCCGCAGCTGATTATACAGATGTTCCCTAGCTTGCGGACGTTTATTTAATTCATAAAGGCTCATGACCTGCGCCGGAGTCAGAGAGATTTCCCCGCCGGATACCTGGAAGGTCTGGCGTTTTGCTTTGTTGCCGGTCCATTCCTGGATTTCCTTTCCGCCAATTTCCAATTTCTTTTTCAGTTTTTCCATGTATTCCTGCGCCAGGCGTGTATCCCTCATTTTAGTATCAAAGCCATCGCGGAGCCCCTGATAAACAGTCGTAGCTGCTTTTCCAAGACGATCGAACGCCGTGAAACTGTCCAGCATATGCACCTGCAGGAATTTATCCGCCGCGCTCAACGCCTTAATGGTTTTCTTATTCTTCCGCCCCTGCCACTCTCTCAGTGTGCTTTCTGCTGCCTCGGACGCCTTTTCGTAACGTTTATTCGTATACATCTTATTGGCATCTTCAATACTGTGTTTCATTGCAGACACAGTCTCTCTCAATGTCCGAAGCTCTCCCGGCGTGAAGTCTTCTATTTTCTTTCCCTCCGCCATGCTCTGAAGCTCGTCCAGCTTAGTCACGAGATCCGGATCGACTTCGACATATATATCACCCGTTTCTCCTTTCAGAACACCATTGTTTTTCAGAATGGTATCGTACACCTTCTTTGCCTCATTCCATTCTCTGGTGCGCTGTGTTTCGTTTCCATCCGCATTTAAACGAGAGGAACTGTAGTCAACACAAGACAGGAATTTAGCAACGGCCGTTCTCATGCTTTCCGGAACATGATCGCGATCCGTCGGAGACAGCAGCCACTTCTGCATTTTCGTGACGTCACGAATGATCTGTTTCTTATCCTGACGCCCCTGTTCGCGCTCCCTCACGTTCCCGCGGTATTCTCTCAGCTTCTGTTCGTATTCTTTTCTCTTAGCGATATATTCCTGCTCCGTTCGATTCGCTTTCGCAAAAATCTTATCTGCTAATGTCGGAGGTATGTTTCTGATATTTGCTTTATTATCCAGAATCTCCTGTCCAAGAAAAACGGACAATTCATTCATATCTGCCTTGAACGGATTCTCTACCTTTGGCTGATAATCATCCAGAACATCTGCAATTTGCAGAAGCTGGTCAGTCGGATTTACAATATCAAGAGGAAAGAGTTCCGGATGCATTCCAGCTAACTCATTATAAGCCACATCCACGCTCACACCGTTGTTACGGAAATTTAGTTTTCCGAAATATCTCTTACGGAAATTATTATAACCTCCCTCTGAATCTAAGTTTCTTCTGACTTCTTCCGGAACATAAATCGGCGTGCCCTTGATATCTTGCAGGATGTTTTTATAGACCTTTACCTGCTCCTGATCCGTCTGCTGTGATTTTTCCAGAATCGCACGGCCTATCTGCGTCGCTACGTTTGCCAACTCCTGGGCGTCCATACGTTCCGCTTTCTGGATATACTCATAAAACCGGCTCAGGTTGCTTTCAAGTTTTTCCTGTGAGTAAGTAGAATTATATTCTCTTAACAGGCTTTTTGCATACTTACGGATATCTTCTTTTCTCGGTGTGTAATCTTTTGTGAGGACAAGCTGATTTTTCAATTCTTCGTTGATCTTCCGCAGCTCACCGTTTTCTCGAACCACCTCGTCATAATCAATGTCCATATCGGAATCTTCAATCTGGAAACGAACATCCTTCAATTCACTGATCGCCTTCTTTCTGGCATCCGGAAGATTAGGATCATAAAGAATCGTATTGACTCCTTCCTGGTTTAAGCGGGCTTTCAGGTTATCGCTGGCATCCGTCGGCAGAATGACGGCAGCAACGCCATCTTTAAAATTTCCTTTCTGGATTTCGCCCGAAGCAACCGCATCTTTCTTAAATACAATTGAAATGTCTCCCATATCTTCCCCACCCTTACCCGGTTTTGTTTTTAATGAGATAGGGCTGTTCATATCTAAACTTTCTACCAGCTTTTCTTCTGTCAGATCATTACGGGCAACCAACTCCTTGTTATCTGTCTCTTCCAGTTCATTATCTCCAAGCTGATATTTAACATTTTCATTCTTGACATTGCGCAGTCTGTCAAATATACTGGAGATAGGCAGATAGTTGTAGCCGCTATGTTTTTTTGCAGGTTCGGCCTGGGCGTAGTTGAACGGGACACTATCTGCCTTTTCTATATCCACTTCGTGTAGATACATTCGATTTGTCCTGTCTACTTTTACAACGCATACCTCATAATACTGACCTGCATTTTCCCCATCTGTAATATTTATCTTTGCTCCTATTGAAACAGAATCATATCCTCTTCCTTTCCAGTCTTTCGAATATCTTAAAACCTTTCCATTTTCAATTACATCTTTTACCGTTGCAAAAGCGGCAGCTTTTTTGTCTCCATAACCATGCGCCAGATCATTTCGAACTGAACGCATACTTAAAGCAACATCCCCTACCACATCATTATGAACCACATTTCCGTAAGAATTATACAGTTCTATGATTTTGCTACGCATTTCCTTTGGATCTCCCTTAAACTCATCCCCGCGAATCGATGCGACACTGTCCATCTTCCGGACATAGTCATAGTTTTCTTCGATGTGCTTGTCTGTCACCTGATCCGGTTTTGCCAGCTGGAAGCGCACAGCGCTCTCTGCATTTGCATCACCCGTCTTATAATTTTCGCTTGCCTGATCCAGTGCATCCATCCAGAGGTTTCTTGCTTTTTCAAACGAATCTTTCTGTTCTGCCAACGTTTCGGCTGCTTTTCCTGTGTGCTCGTTTTTAATGAGACTCTTAATAGCATCCAGCATATCACTCAGGAAATCCACAATTTTCTGTGCGACCGTTTTATCCTTACGGGCAATTTTCTGAACAAATTCCTCATCATTCCAAAATTTTCCTGTGGCGTCCGCGGCAATCTCCTCCATGATTTCATCCCTGGAGAGCTTCTGACCGTGTTTCTCGTAGGCTTTTTCATAGCTTTCCGTCATCTGCTCCAGCGTCTGTCCCTCTGCGGATAAGTAAGCGCTGATAACTGTATCACGATAGGATGTGAAATGCTCCGGGGCATTCTCTTTGATAAAATGAGTTAATTCGTGGCTGTTTGTTCGAAGAAAATTTTCTGAGTTGGTGGAGATCCGGATCGTGCCTTTCTTTCCTTCGTATTCACCCACTGCTCCGGATTCCAAGGAATCCTCCAGGATGAATTTAAGCCCTGTACGCTTTCCGAGACTTTCTGCAAGGTTCTGCTGCGCCTGTGTCGCGTTCTGGGACAGATTTTCCAGTCCGCCCTGGTGCGCCGGTCCCTGCTGCCGCCGTCTTGACATGCGATCCAGCTCCAGTTTTCTATCCTGTGCTCCTGCTTTGTATGCCGCAAGCTGCTGATCTCCTGTCAGGTATAAGGATAGGGCTGATTTTTCCGCCACTCCAATATCGGACGCATAGCGCCCGGAGTCATAATACCGGTTAAATGCGCGGCGATACTGCGATACCGGAACCTCCGGATCGTAAGATTCGACTGCTGCCGTTCTTCCATTTTCTCCAAGGTCTGAAAAAATATCATTCAAATCTTCTCTATGGCTTTCGATGTATTCCTTTCTCCGGGTTTCCTCTGTCATGTTCCCTGCATATTCTCTGGCATAACTTTCCTGTACAGAATCCGGATGGGCGCGTTCTGCTGTTTTCTCGCTCTGCTGATTTTCTGCCTGGCGGCTTGTTTCTGTTTGCAGACTTGTCTCTGCCTGCCGGTTGGCTTCGACCTGTGTGTTCATCTGCTCTGGAACGTTTCTGATGGAATTTTGCACATTTTCAGAGGTGTTATCAACGTTTTCATTGATATTAGGAATGTTATTGTTGATATTATCAACGTTTTCGTTGATGCCCGTAACGTTTTTATTGATATTAGAAACATTTTCTTTTGCATTTGGAACGCTTTCCGAAGCAGCTGGCATATTTTCATCCGAAACAGGAATATCAGAGATGGCTGTACCCCCCGTCCCTGCGTTATTCTGTGTATTTTGAACCATGTTCGAAACACCCTCGGAAGTCACCGGCGCACGCTGCTCTTTGGCCTGCTGCTGTGCCGTCTGTTCCTCTGGTGTGATTGCTCTCTGTTCCGCGTATTCCTGCGCCATTGTTCCGCGCCGTAAGAGAGTTCCAAGTGCCTGCGCCCCGGCACCCATGATTGCGCCCGAGGTTGCGCCGCCAAGAGCTGCCATGCCGACATTCTGGGCGATCTCTTCATAGGTCCGCATCTGCGCCTGCTCTTTGCTCATTCCCTGGCTCATGTAATAGTTCACCGCTGTGTCATAGTTTGATTTATTTCCCATGATCATCTTGTCGGTAATGGTATTCATGATTTCCGTCGCGCCCTCTTCAGAACCTTCCGCAATTGCCTGCTTCGCCAGGTTTTTAATGACAGCCTTTGCACCTTTCCCTGGTACTTCTTTCATTCCCTTTAATTTTCCAAGACTGAAGTTTTCTCCGACACCTTCCGCTGTTCCCTGGGCGGCGCCCTGGAGCAGCGCCTGATCGCCGGTTGCGCCCCTGTTTGCTGCGTCCACATACGCATCCGTCGCCGCACTTCCGCCAGCCATTACAACATTCAGTGCTCCCAGCGGTATACGGGAAACAGATTGAGCCATCGACAAGCCTGTATCGATAGCGAAATCTCTTACCGGGGTTCCGCCGATCGCCTGTTTGATTCCCTCGTTAGAGGCGTTCATGATTGCATTTCCTGAGAATGCCGGATTATTCAGATCAACCGGGGTATTCCGTTTCTTGTATTCCTCCAGGATTGACTTATATTCATCGGTTGAACCTGCATTCATCAGATCCTTGATTTCTTTCGTCTTGTCAATTCCTGTTTTGGTAGCTGCGTAGACATATCCCTTCGGGCTTTCCATTGCTCCATAGACGTTATAACCGGCACCAGCAAGCACATTTCTCCGTGACGCATCTCTAACCGTCTTGGTCTCATCGTGTCTCAATCTGGCGCCCAGTGTGTCCTCAAGGCCTTTCTCAAACTCATCTGCCGTGTCTGTGCCGTATTTTCCGAGGAGATAGTTGTACATCTCTTTTTCGTCATTGTCCAGGTACTCAGAGCGGCCATCTTCGAGACCCGGAGCTGCACCTCTTGCCTTCGCCGCCGCTTTCAGATCCCCGATGAATCCATCTGAATATCCTTTCAGGTTTCGGCTTCCTTTTTGAACATATTCTTTATATTTCGGATCTGCCTGTGCCTGGGCGAAGGTGATTGTTCCCTGCTTTCCGGAATAAGTCAGGCCGGTAGAGGAACGGAAGCTCTGGTTTCCTCTGTTCGGAGTGCGTTTGGCATAGTCCAGTACCATCTGCGTGAATTCCTGGTCGCTATACGGGCGCGTGCCATTGGCACTCACCCGCGAGGTTGTGGCTGCTCGCGGGGTGAGGGTTGATTTCTGGGAAGCGTATTCCTGAGCAAGTTGGTTTTCTGCCATCTTCTTTTGCATATGCTGGTAAAGCTGCTCACGGTTGAATGTCTTGGGACCACCATATTCTTTTATCAGTCGTTTTCCCTCTTCACTCTGTCGATCTTTCATTGTGACTTTTTTCTTTTTTGAATCATTTACCAGCTGTGAATTCAATGTGCTTGTTGTATTAGAATTAATCCGTGAAGTAACTGTTCCCTCTTTAACATTCGTAGACTTCTGAGAGGCTATTTCTTCGGAATATTTTTTTGCCACTTGCTGATTTTCTGCCATTTTCTTTTGCATATGCTGGTAAAGCTGTTCGCGGTTGAACGTCTTGGGACCACCATATTCTTTTATCAGTCGTTTTCCCTCTTCACTCTGTCGATCTTTCATTGTGACTTTTTTCTTTTTTGAATTATCTACTTTGTTCCCAGCCATTTTTTCCTCCATTTATTCGCTTCTGTATTCCATGCAGCATTGGACTCCAAGTAATTTTTATTAGCCTGTACCACATTCGAAGCACTTGGTATATCCATCTTACTGAGTAAAGCCTGTGGATTTGATTTTGCATCTTTTTTATCTTTGTACATATCTACCGCCCCTTGTCTTGCCAGTTCGCTCATCATGGTATTTGCCGCATCCGCACCCTCTTTTTTGTAAGTTTCCACATAATCGTTATACGCTTCTGCCCATGTCTTTGTTGGAGTTGTCGTTGACGAAGAGGAGCTCGATTTCTTCTTTGATGAAGACGATCTTCTTCTTCCACCCGAGCCGCCCGAGCTTGCCGCTTTCTGTCTGGCAAGTGCCATCTCAGCCTCCCAGTTCGCCTGCTCCTGCGCCGCCTGCTGCTTCTGGAATGCAAATTCCTGCGCCCATTGGTCTGCTGCCACACGGTCCTGATACTCACCGTAATCATATCCATATTCCTGATTGTACCGACCGTTATAATAGTTCAGGTCGTTATAGTAATCGTTGACGCCATCCCTATAACGCTGGTAATCTGTATTGTCCAGACCTGTCACTACATTCATCTGGTTGTACAGATTCTGTCCTTCATCCGCATAACGCTGGTATGCCCGATCATAGAAGTCCAGAGCCTTATTGTTTAATTGAGCGACATAATTGTCATACGCCTGCTGCCCTGCTGCCGACGCGTATGTATTCCCATATCCGCCGGTCAGCGCCGCCGCATTCCCCATCGTATCGCGCATAGCAAGGTTTCCCTGGCGCATATACTGATCGCGGTACATTTTATATAAATCATCGTTTACCATATCCTCCGAGGTGTACGAAAATTTCGGACGGTTCATGATATTATCCAGGATACTTGAGATCTGATCTTCGTACTTACTTTCAAATTCATCCGGCTTGTTCTTCTCCAGATTCCGAGTTTTATTGTAGTATTCATTCACTCGGTCAGACCTCTGGTACATCGGCTTCGCCTCGGTCGAACCGCTTGCCGTAGCTACTCCCGCTGTCACATTGCTGGACGGGTTCGATGGTGCTGCATTTGCAAGCTCCTGAATCTTCGCCGCATTATTTGTCGCTGACCCGTTCTGCAGCATTCCCAGCAATTTTGTATTCTGGCTTGCCGTCCCGGAATATCCAGATATTCCATACTCTTCGGCAAGTTTCCGTCTGGCAGCGTAGCTGGAATCCCTTCCGGAGCTGCTCAGATAATCAACAATACTTCCAACCGCCATTATTCATCCTTCCTTTCTTCTTTTTCTTCGATAATCTCGCCCGCATTTAAGATAGCAGCAACCTTTACCAGATTCTCTGCCTGGGTAATCCCCTCCACTTTCATTCTATCGAGAGCACTGACAATCGCTTTGATGGCGAGCTCTTCATACACATATTTTTTCATGGTACCTCCTAACTACTGCTTTCCAAACTATCCAGGCGATCATAAATATCCTGGATCGTTTCCGCTACGCCCCAATAGTGGGTCTTCCCAGAAAAAACAGGGTGATTGAGATATAATTCCTGTGCATAGGCGTTGGACGGAGACAAGACACATCCATAGTGATCCAGGATCCTCTGCGGTTTTGTGTCATTGATATTTCCTGTGCCATCCCAGCCAGTCCAAAAGCAATACAAATCATTATCACCCATTCCTGTGCTCTGATCGCCGGTGCCTAGATATTGTCCCATGCTGGTATCAAACGTATAGAATCCTCCGATATAAACCTCGTCTTCATTGGCTTCAAATGCTCCACCCTTGCAGCGGATTCTTGAACCAGTGATCGTTGCACCTTTTACATTTCCGGAGAATGTAGCATTTCCGGAAGCATCTAACTTGAAATTCGTTGAATTTACCACCAGACGATTTCCGGATATCGTAACCTGTCCCGATTCCAATGAAATCTCCGACGATACGGTTCCTTTCGTTACTTTCATATCGATTTTGCTGTCTGTAACTTCAAACTTTGCATTCGTATTCTTTTCGAAATCGCTCACTTCAACTTTCAAACCATCCAAATCGAATTTCAGGGATGCTACCCTTTTCTCATCCTCCAGATATTTCTGCAGCGCCTGATTGGAATAGTTATCTTCCGGAGTAAGATTGTTGAACATATATTTAAGCTGTTCGTTGAGCTGATAGAGATATCCTGTCAGTTCTTTCGTATCCATACTATTAAAGCCATCGATCGCTTTGAACTGTGCCATCAGATCTCACTCCCTTCGTTGATGTACTTTCCGACGGCAATCAATCGGGCTTTTCCCTTGCCTTCTAACCTCCACCGATAATAGAAGCAGCGCATCGGCTTAATTGGAATCGAATACGTCCGCTTTTTATCTGCGAAGATGGTAATCATCCGGCGGAAAGCTGCATCTGAATCGTGTTTCAGAAACACATCCACCTGGCTTCCACGTTCCAGCTCTATCATGAACTGAATCTTTCCAATGTACTTTCGATTCAGGCTTCCTTCTTCCAGATCTCCCGTTTCAAGATACCATTCGACCAGCTCATCCCCTCCGGTAATGGTGCGGACGTTTTTATCCTGATCGACATAATAGAGCTGTCCTCCTCCGGGTGCGGTAAGAAGCATCTGCGTATCATCTTCTTTATGCCAGAGCCGTTTTGCTGTGTCATAGACCAGCAGTTGTTTTCCTTTTCCCGTCTCCGCTGACAGATAATACTTTCCTTGGTATTTCCCTGCGATTCCATCCGACAGCGCGAGTTTTTCCAGAACATCCGACAGCGTAAACGGAACGCCGCCGGTATAGCCATGTACACCCGTACCAGAAAGATAGATAAGCGTAGTTCCAACGACCTGAACACTAGCACTGCACCCACTCTTTACGCCCGGCGCCTCCTGCGTTTGAATCTGGATATTTGACGGTTTGTTTCCATAGACCTTATGAATTGTATGCTCCTTAAAGAAAAGCGCATATCCGGAATATGTAGCTGCTGCCGTGAAATCTCCATCCGATCCAATCGTTGCCGCATAGGAGTCTGTCGAAATACCTTCAAAAACGTTCCAGTTCAGAGGATCGCCCAGCTTGCTCGCATATACTTCATGGTTTTTGCTACTGCATCCCCACAATCGATTTTCACATTCCGTTAAAAAATCCATATCCGGTACTTTCCGCTTTATCTTCAAACCACTCGCCTGTGTAAAACTATTTTCTAATACACCGATGATTGTAATGCTATCATCCGTTTTTGCCTGGATAGTGGCCGTTTTATTGTAATCTGCATTCGTGCATCCGGATATTTCCACGCCGTCATACTGATTGAATTGTTTTCCGATTCCGGTGCAGGAAATTTTTGTATAGGTTGAGCCGGTGTATGACGGCGCAAACGTCGCCGCCGAAGCCTGGATAAAAGATTTCTCCATTGAACCAAATTCCCCGGAATCCGTATTTAAGTAAACCTTATCCGGGAAAATGATGATATAGGCTCCCATTCCGACCATGACTTTTTTGCCATCTGTCAATGTCCCTTTTTCCTGTTCCTTATAGTACAATTTTTCTCCATCCACATACGCCAGTCCATTTTTCCAATAAAGTCCGTTCGGAGTCTCCAATGTCTTTATTGACTCTCCACGCGCCTGACGCGGTCCTGCTGCTGGATAGTAATCAGAGGACATATTTTTCATATCTGCGAAATATCCATCCTGGACACTCGATCTGGTATCTAAGCCGCCGAACACTCCTTCCTGTTTCTTGGTTCTGGTAATCGGATTTACGATTGGCAGACGCATCTTACCACCCCCTAAACTGCGCTTTTTCCTTCGGCATATGATTTCTACGGTAATAGGACGCAAAAGCCTGGAATGACGCCTCATATGCTGCCACGCTGTTGTTATAGCGTTCGGTTTCCTCGTTCTTATAGTCAATCTTGGCAGCAAGATAGTTTACATAGATATCTCCAAATCGATCCGGCACCATAAGAGTCTTTTCAGAGTCACGGTCGTAATCGTATCCGTCAAATTCTATTTCATTACCTTCTGCCGCATTGAGAATATCATCCACGACCATTCCTTCAACTTCTGACAGCCATGCCGTTTTTACCCTGGCATCATACTGATTTAATTTTTCATCATCCACCCTCGCCAGCACTTCCA